CCGCGGAGATTGCGAGCACCTGAGGTGTGAGTAGCTGATTGACTAGGTCCATGGTCGGTTCTCCCCTCCGGGTGACGCCGGAAAAACAAGCCCTCGCGGGTGCCCCGGGTCAGGTCGGCCAACCGACCCTTCAACTCGGTCCACCCTTCGAGCCCGTGCTCATCACCGACGAACGACCCCGCGTGACTAGCCGGAGTCGACAACCGGTGCAGCGTTTCCTCCCGGGTTTCCTCGAAGCGCCCCGCCCGCAAGCACTCTTCGCACACGATCACACGGCGACGCACCATGCGATCGCCGTCGGGCAGTTCCAACCATACCACCTCAGGCTGATTCTCGTCACCTCCTCGGGCCACCGGTCGACGTGCGGCCCGTGCGGTGCGGCACACTTCGCAGAAGGGCCAGGGTCCCTTGTCGTAGTTCAGAGCGCGGACGGTCACGGCCACCCCCGCTCGATGTCCCGCTCGTAGGCGTCGGCCGCGAGGTCGGCGGCGTGGTCGTCGGGTTCGAGGCTGTCCTCGTACCGGGCGATCGCGGCCTCCTCCGCGGCGGCCTCGCCGGCGGCCAGCTGTTCGTCGGTGTAGTCCTCGCACTCGCAATACCCGTCCTCGGCGAGGTACCAAGAGCGGCACCGCGGGCAGTAGTTCCGGGGGTTCATTCCGCCCCCCCGTCCACGATCGATCCGTCCTCGATGATCACCGCGGCCGGGTCGTCGGTGCCGACCCGCTCGATCAGGATCTGCATCCCGTGGGCCTCGGCGAGTTCGGCGACGAGTTTCAGGTGCGCGTCGTCGAGGAGCGAGCCGTCGCGGATCAAGAGGAGCTTCAACTCCGGGTTGGCGGCGATCCCCATCGCAACCGACGCCCGCAACTGCTCAGCCTGGGACGCTTGCGCGAACGGCACACCGTCCAACGTCACGCCGTCCTCGGTGAAGGCCAGCCCGTCCACCGGTAGATCGGCCGCGGCGATCGCGTCGTCGATCTGCTGTTTCAGTTGTTTCAGCTGGTCGTCGTGCGTCGCCGCGTTCGCGCGGTGCCCGTCCAACTCGCCGAGGGCGCCGGCCCGGGCGAGGTTGTCCCGCACCTTCTGGTTGATCGATGCCGCGTCGGCGATGCGCTCGGCGATCGCGTCGCGGTCGACATCCGGCATCGCGTCGAGCCGTTCCTTGGCCTCGCGTCCGGCGTCGCGGATCCGCTCGCGTTCGTCGACCAACCCTGCGATCCGTTCGCAGATTTCGTCGTAGTCCTTCCGCAACCGGTCGACCTCGCCCTGCGCCACGATTCTCTCACCGTGCGCCTTGACCGCGGCGGCCTGTTCCAGTTCGAGATCCTCCAACGACACCTCCTCGTCGGGGGCGTCGTCGTGGTGCGGCATCTCGGCGAGCTTCGCCTCGAGGCGTTTCACGTCCTGCCGCTCGGCCCGCCGGGCGGCGTACTGCTCGGCGTGCAACTTGCGGAGGTCGTCGACATCGATCCCGGCGATGCGCTGCACCTCGTTCGCTTGGTCGGTGGGCCCCATCCGGGTGAACGCCAACGGGTCGAAGGACAGGCTCGAATACAGCCGGTCCAGCACCTTCTGCGGCGTGCGGAGTTTCGCCCCGTCGGTGGCCGTCACTGTGAGAGTCCCGCCCCCCTTGTTGGTGGTGAACGACCGGCGGATCGTGAGGTCGTCCAGCTCGCACACGACGAGAGCTTTTTTCTCGCCGTCGCGCACCGGCTTGGTCGGCGCCGCGTGTCCGCCACCGAGCGCAGCTTGGATCGCGTCCAGCACGGACGACTTGCCCTGCGCGTTGTTCCCCGCGACCACGGTCACCCCGGACTCGGACGGCCGAATCTCGACCGCCCTGAGGCGTTTGAAGTTGGTCGCCTCCAATCGGATCAGTTTGCTGGTCATGGTGTCCCCTTCGTAGTTGTCGCCGACCGCGTCAGCGTCGGCGGTGTTTGTCCGCGTCCGGGCACGTGGCGAAGTGGCTGACGTAGGTGTCGACCACCGTCGCCACCGCGTCGAACATCGGACCGTCGGGATGCTCGAGCACGACCCGTTTCTCCGGCTTGGGGTCGAGCGGGATCGCCTTCCCCTTCTGCGTCTTTGCCCAAATGATCTCGGCGCCGCAGCTCTTACACGTCGGCATCGTTGGCCTCCTTGCGGCACTGGCTGCACTGCCGCGGCTTGATCGACTCGAGCGGGATCCCGATGTGGTGCGAGGCCGCCGGCATCTCGTGACCACACTCGAGTATGTTGTAGACGGTGCCCCCCGATCTGCGCTGGCCGACGACCACCCGCCGCGGACCACGACGGCCGCGGCCGCGTGGACGATCGCGTCGGCGTCGGTGTCCGCGTCTAGCCACGCCCTGCCTCCATGTCGTCCCGCTCACCGTCGGCCAACATCTGAAGGCGCAGATCGTCGATCTCCTCCTTCAGCGCCAGCACGCCCTCGGCCAGCTTGGCGACGGTCTCCATCGGCACCGAACCGTGTAGCGTTTCGGTCAGCACGCCCTCGGCGAGGTCGGCGACCTCGTCGACGTCGATATGTGACAGATCAAACCTCGGCATCAATCACCTACCTTCCCGATCCGGCGCAGGGCGCCGATCGCTGTCCGTCCGTTGTCCCCGTTCGCGTCGTCGGGGTTGTCGGCGATCGTTTCGAGAGCCTCAACGAGGACCTCGTTCTGCTCGGATGCGCGCCGGTTCGCCCAATCCAAAAGCCACGCGGCCGCGGTGCCGGGGTCGTCCCCCTCGAAAGACTCCGCGAGCCAGTTGACTAGCTCGTCGGTGGCGCATTCGGTCGGCGGTTCGATGTGCGGCAGCTGCGCCCGGCACCCGTCGCCGTCGCAGAACTCGCACCCGACGCACCGCGGGATCTTCATCCGGCCGCGTCGGGTTTCGAGTAGCTCAATGATGTATCGCTCCATGAGGTCGACCGCGTCGGCGTAGTACATAACGAGAGTCTCGTAATCGCCGTTGCGTTGGAGCGCGTGCTGTTTGAACGCTATCCGGTGGCACCGCCGGCACAACCGAGCTTGCAGGTAGTCGGACCCCTTCAACCCGATCCCGCCGGTGCCGAAATGGTGAGCCTCCTCGAACGGCGACACCCGGCACTGACAACAGACCGCCGTGAACCTGTGTACGAATTTCAGAAAGGCTTTGTCGCGGGGTGTCGGTCGGCGTTGGTTCATCGTGCCCCGGGGGCCGTGCCCTCGAGGGATCGTCCGAGCGGGTATGATGACGGACACCTACACGGAGGGCACCGGGTAGGGTTGCTCAGACGATCCCGCGAAGGCGCGGCGTTGCGTTCGTGGGTTGGGTTGTTCCCGTCATCATGGGGGAATCGTAACACCGCCCCGCGAGCGTGTCAAGCTGTTTCTATGTCAGCGGCGTGACGGACGACGCGGTCGAGGGAATCACGCCGTTGTTGTGGTCGTCGAGCAGCTGATTGAATTCGCCGATCAACTCGTTGAGCTTCGCCTTGATCGCAGATACGTCTCCGGCGTCGTCGGACCACGCCCCGATCCCGCGGACGAGAGCCTCGAACGGAGACTCTCCCCACGCGGTCCCGCATGGGTACTCGTCGCCCTCCCACTCGACCGTTGTGTCCGGTGTTCCGAGAGCCGCGCGGGCCCCCGGGAACTTGCCCTCGGACGGGGTCAGCCCGTCGGCCTCGGCGCGCACCTTGGTTTTGATGTCGTCGGCAGCTGCCATGGTCTACTCCTCGTCGGTGTCGTCGTCGGGCGGTTTCGGTTCGTCCACCTCGAAGCAGCCGGCGTGGTACGCGGCGTCACGGTAGACCACCGCCTCGCGTTGGTCGATGATCGGAGCACCGCACGCGGCGCACGTGGTCAGGTCCGCGGTCGGGTGATCGAGCAGCGCGGCCGGGATCACCGTCCGCTCGCCGATCTCGATCTCCGTCTCGCCGTCGTCGCCGTCGAACACCGCGACCACCCGCCCCACGACGAACCGCTCGACCCGGCCGGACAGCTGGTCGGTGGCGCGCACGGTCAGTTGCTGCCACGCGATCGCCTTCGGGTGCATCACGTTCGCGTCGACCACCTCGATCTCTGGGTCGGGCGCGTCGGCGCGCATCACGTCGCCGGGTTTCAGCTCGAGGCTGTAGTCGTGCGGTGCGTCGAGCGAGGCGATCCGATCTTGGATGTCCGTCACCGCTTGCGCCGACGGGGCTGGACGTCGCGGCCGATCGGCCCACCGTGGACACCGGCGCGCGTGACCGGGCGACCCGCCTTCTTGAGAGGCTTGCCGGACTTGTCCGGGTCGATGTAGGCGACCACGTCGAACCCCTGCTCGGGTGCGGCGAACGACACCTTGCGGCACCGCGTCCCGAGGCGCCGGCGGATCTCGACCTCGATCTCCGGTAGCCGTTGCGTCATGCGCTGGTTCTTCGGCACATCGAGCGTGAGCTTCTCGACGGGCACGGCGGCCGGTGCCGGTTGCGACCGGTCGATCCACGGCCGGGTTTCCATGACCTGCACAGTTACGGTGTTCTTCTTCACGTCGATCCTCCTGCCCGGCGGGCCCGGGCGGCCTCGGTTTCGAGCGCCCGGAGGGCGTCGAGGTAGAGGCTGTTATAGATGCGTGCCGACCTCGTATTTACCACGGCGGCGCCGTTGAAGAAACGCTTCTCAAGGTAGCGAAGCTCGTCGGCCCTCGGGATGTCCCCGGCGACCAACCCGGTGCGCCAGATCCCGACGGCCTCGCCGTGGTCGAGCCGGACGCGGTGATCGCCGTCCCGTTGCAGGACGATCGTCACCGTGTACTCCGGCGCGCCGGACCGCTTGCCCTCGTACCAACACCGGGTCACCGCGATCGGGACCACGACCCCCTTCGCAGCTGGCATCAATCTTCTCTCATCATTCGCATTTCGTGATCGATCCGGTTGCGGAACATCAGCATCATGTCGTGCCGAGCCCGGGCGACCTTGATCTTCCAACAGTGGCCGATTTCCTTCATCCCTCGCTCGCCCGCGGCGTAGACCGATAGCGGCCCCATCCAATCGGCGTTGGTCCATTCGTGATCGTCGAACCCGTCCGGGTAGCAGATCGGGATCCGCGAGGCGAACCACCGCACCCCGAGCAGCACGCCGAGGTTCGGGCGTTTCTGGACGTACTCGGGAGCGTACCCGGCGAGGGCCTTGCCGTGGACCTGCATCAACCCGACCTCCCCGTGTGAACGACCGACCACCTCCGGCCGCACCGAGGATTCGAGCTTGATCATCACCCCGATCAGGATGTGCGTGTTCGGGTGCCGCGGGAGGCGGCCGCCGTTGTCGGCCTCTTCGTTTTGATAGATGAGCACTGCGTCGGCGACCATCTCTGCATACTCTTCGAACCGGAGCCTCCGGTAGTCGTCCGGGCTGGCGTCGTCGTCGTCGAACATCAGATTCCAGAGGATCACCAACTCCTCGACCATGGTTTCACGTGGAACCTCCGACTCGGGTATGTCCTCCGGCGCCGGCGGGTGGCAAGGTTCCTCCGGGCAGAGGATGCACGAACACTCCGGCTCGGGCTGGGCCTTAAGCCAGGGTGTCGCGGTGGCGGTCGGGGTCGGTACAATCGGCGCGGCGGATCCTTCGGTCGGGTTGACAGCTGCGGACAGCAGCAAGTAGCAGACGAGGGCGAGTAGCGTTGCGGCGATCACCGCCAGCACTCGAATGATTCTTTTCGTCCTGTGTCGCATTCAATCTCCGTTGCCCCTCAGACTCTCAGCCGGGCGAGCAACCGCGCCCACTATACCACACCGCCCCCCTCGCCGCGGAGCCTGAGGTCGTCTCGTAGGTCGTCCTGTGCTAGATGTCGAGCCCGGCGACGGCCGCCATCTGCCGACATTCCTGCTCGACCTGATCCTCGAACGTTTCCCACGGGAACCCGGCCGGGTCCACCTTCCTCCGGGTGATCTGCAAGTGGCCGATCATCCCGGTGTGCTGGATCGCGTCCTCGACCTTCGTCCTCGGGATCGCACCGTCCACCCGCGGGAACTTCGGGAGCGGCGGGAGGTCCGTGTCCGGCTGGCGCAAGCGGAGCGCGGTCCACACCCCGGCCCACAACTTGGCGAGGGCCATGAGCTGCGGGTCCGGCATGCCGAACACCTCGCGCCGGACACCGTGCACCACCTCCTCCACGACGGGGTGGGGCAGGTTCTTGCGTTTGAGGCAGCCGCGCGGCGAGTAGTAGTCCGGGCACCGCTCGAACTCCGGGTATAGCGCGCACTCGACTCCGACCGACGCCTGATTGAAGGCGCCCCCCGCGTGCCACGCACACTCGATCGCGTCGAGGAATTGCCAGAGCATCGGCGCCCCGTGGGCCAACCCGCCGCCGTCCTCGAGCGCGAACTGCACCGAGAGCTTCCGCTGGTTGTGGAGCACCTGATACATGATGGACGGATCCTCGCGGTCGCCGCCGGAATGGTGGATCACCAGCTGGCGGATCCCGGCGAGCCCGGCTTGCCGCTTTGCGTACCGCCGGCCTTTGATGATCCGCACCTTCACCTTGCCGGTGTGCCGGTCGACCTTCTCGACGCGGGCCGTGTTGGTGAGGTAGGCGTTGAGCCCGCGCGGGTGATCCCACCGCCGGACCCCGACGCCGATCGAGTAACAGACCCCGCCGACGGCGATCGCCTCGGTGTCCTTGTATCCGGCCCCGGTCAGGTCGATTTGCTTAGTATTCATCGGTTCCCCTTTCGCTGTCGGGCGGTGCCCCGTGTCGGTCACCGTCTCCAACGTACATCGTCGGCATGTCCGCGTAAAGCGTCTTGACCCCCGTGGGCCCCTCGGAATTCTTGGCGACCTCGCACCGTAGTTCGTGCGGGTCGCGTTGTTCGTCGTAGAACGACCACCAATGGAGCAGGATTACGAGCTTCGCAACCTGCTCGATTTCGCCGGTCTGCCGCAGATCAGAGAGTCGCGGCGGTTTCCCCTCGCGTTGTTCGCCCGGCCGTTTGAGTTGCGACACCGCGAGCAACGCGCACCCCAGTTCGTCGGCCGCGGCGACAAGCTCGCGCATTTCGAGCGTGGCGATCTCGTAGAGGTCCCGACCCTTGCCGGATAGCAGCTGCAAGTAGTCCACGATCAAGAGGTCGAGCCCGTGCTGTTCCTTGTGCCCCGCGGCGAACTGCCGGATCCAATTCGCCGACACCCCTTTGCGATCGCAGATTGCGATCGGCAGGGACCCGGCGACGTTGCCCGCCTCGATGAGCCGAGGGTGTGCGTCGTCCGGCACCTTGCGATCCTGCAATAGATTGGCATCGATGTTCGCGTGACGGGCGAGCAGCCGCGTCCACGTGCGCTGCTTGGTGTCCTCCAATCCCATGATCAACGGGCGATAGCCGAGCGACGCTGCGTTGCTGGCGATGTTCAGCGCGGTGACAGATTTCCCGTTCGACGGTCGGGCGCCGAGCACCGACACGATCCCCCGCGGGAGTCGGATTCCACCGAGCCCTGCCGGGATCATGTCGCGGGGTTCCTCGGTCGACGTCGCCGCGTCGTAGGCATCGCGGATCCCGTCGTCGGCGAACTGCACCCCCTCGACAACTTGGTTCTCGGCGGCGGCCGTCACCACCGACGAGCGCGCCCGGGTCAGGAAGTCCTCGGCTCGGTCGTGATTCGAGAACCCGTCGGCGACGATTTGCTGAGCGGTGTAGATCATCTGCCGGACGGCGTAGGAATCCCGCACCGCCTGAGCGTAGTTGTCGATCCGACTCACCAACGGCACGTCGTCGGTCAGGTTGGAGAGAGCAGCTGCGCCGCCGGCGCGCTCGAAGTAGTCCCGACGCTTCATCTCGGCGGCGATCGTCACCACGTCCACCGGCTCGCCCCGGTCCTTCAACTTGCAGGCGCAGTAGAAAATCATCCCGTTGGTCTGGACGTAGAACATCCTCGGATCTGGAATGATCGTTCGGGCCCGGGCGATCGTCCGGTCGTCGAGGAGGCAGCACCCGAGCACCGCCTCCTCGGCCACCCGATCGTAAGGCGGGACCCGCCCCTCGGGACTCGTCATCGCTGGCTGGCGCCGTGTCCGGCGTTGTCCCTCGCGGCGTTCCATATCATCCATTGCGCCGCTCGACTTCCCCCCGCCACCGGGCGATCTTCTCGGGTTCTTCCCCGTCCGCCTCGGCCTTGGCGATCGCGTCCTCGACCGTCATCCCCTTCGGCACGAACAACCCGAACGGGATCCACTCGTCGGCGGGCGGATCAGAGCCAGAGGGCGGGGCCTTGCTACATTCCTTTTCTACCCAGCTTTTGATGTGCGAGCAGACCGCGTGATCCTGCCACCGATAGCCGGGCGCCCGGGTCCGGTCCCACTCGAACGCGAGCTTGATTTGCTCGAGCGCAGCGGCACCGTACCGCCCGGCGAGGATCGCGGTGGTTTCCCACGTGATCTGCGGGTTGGCGTTCGGCCGTTCGAGCAGGATCGCCTCGAACGCGGCCCGGTGGTGTCCGTCTTTGAAATCGGTATAGTCATCCAACGCGGGCGGGCGCGCTCCTCCCTTGGGAGGTTCCGATCCTTTCCGATCCGATCGGCGTGACAGCGGGCTGTCACTGTGACCACCGTTATCCGGCGTGACAGGGTGTGACGTCACGGACGCCTCGCGCTTGCGCTGGCGGTGTCGTTGTTGCCGTGCAGCTGCGGTCGGGTCGACGTTGAACTTGCCGTAATTGTGGACGACCACGTGATCGGCCTCGACGGTCAGGATCGCGCTATGCTCGGACGCCAGGAAACGCATCTGCGCGAGGACCTTTTTCTCGAACCCGACGGCGCCGAGCATCGGTGCTAAATACTCGACGTTCCAGTATTTTCGCGGCAGCTTGCCGCGCCCGTTGCGGAGCTTGATCTGCCGGACGAGGAACAGCACCAACGCCCGGCCGAACACATCCAACGGGACCACGTCGGGATCCGTGTCGAACCCCGTGCTAATCAGGACAGCTTGCGCCATTGGTTCGCCTCATGTGCTAGCGTGACGTCACCGTGACAAGCGTTATCAGCCGTGACGTCACGACAGGTTGCCGGCCCCGATCTTACGAGGCAAGCCCCCTCGGTCAACCGTTCCCCTCGGCCCCGTTCTTCTCAGCCTTGATCGGCCACGGCGGCGTGGCCCCCTCGAGCACGCTCAGGGCCGTGTGGATCCGGTGCGGGTCGGACCATTTGCCCGACCGAACGAACCGCTTCCACTGGTCGCGCAGGATTTCCTTCGCGCACTCGATCCGGGCGTTGGCGTCGTCGTCCTTGCCGTCGGGGAGGATCCCCATCTCTTTGAGCGCGGTGAAGATGCTGACCCCGGCGGGCAGGTGCATCCTCGCCCACGCGGCGAGAGAGTCGCGCGCCGCGGCGACGGTCCCCGACGGTGCCAGCTGACACGGTTCGTTGAACGGCGGGACGATACCGGACCCCGGGCCGTCGTAGACCAACCCCTTCGGCTGAGCCAGGGACGGGTCGCCGTCGCCGTTCTCGGCGAGGGGCAGTTCGGACTGCTTGTCCCCGTCCATGTGCCCGGCAAGGTCGATCCCGAGAGCCTTGCCGACCTCGGCCAGCTGGTCGTCGGTCCACGGGATCTGGCCCCGGACGCGGTAGTCCAGCTGCGGACGGCTCAGGTTCGGGCACCGCTCGGCGAGGTCGGTGATCGTCGACACCCCCTTCGCCTTCATCGCCGCCCGGATCCGGGCCCGCAATTGCTGGCCCTTCGCGTCGAGCGTGCGGGTCGCGGCGGTGTACCGCTGGCGCCAGCACTTCGGCGACGCCTTCTCGTTGAAGGCTCGGTTGGCGGTGGCGGCCACCTTCTCGGCGACGTCGATCGGCCACCGGCCGGCGTCGGTCCCGTCGATCTCTCGGACGAGCTTGCAGAGTTGCGCGCCGTGCTGCGATCGGACGTAGTGGTCAGGCTTCGTTTTCGGTTTCTTTTTCCGTGGCATTGTAACCCCCTTCGGTTATGTGCCTACTTGCGTGCGAACGGATCCTCCTCACCGGGGTCCAGCAGCGTTCCCTGCGCCCCTCCTTCTCCCGCGGCGAACGGGTCGGGCTCGTCGTCCGGCGGGGCAGGGGGGGGCGTGTCGCTCGCCTCAGCCCCGGGATCGGGCGCCGGGTCCGCGGCCGGCTCGGGCTCGGGCTCGGGCTCGGCGGGCGGCTCCGGTGGCGGGACCACCTCGCCGGTTTCGGGGTCGACCTCCGGCTCGTCGTCGGGCGGGGTGTCGCCGGGGGGGCCGGGGTCGGCCGGCGGATCAGAGTCCGGTGGCGCGGCCCCCGCCTTGAAAAAGTCGGTGATCCGGGCCATGCCGTCGCGGATCGAGTTGTGGATCTGTTGGAGGCGCGGCATCTCCTCCGGGCGGGTGGACCGCAACGGGTGGAGCAGGAACCCCTCGAGCTGGGCCTCGGTGACGCCAAGCTCGCCGAACCGGATCACCATATCGCGGACCCGGTCCTCCATCGGGCGGCCGTCGCCGGCGCGCAGGGTGTTGTGGACGAGGCGCATCGCTTCGTCGAGGTAGTCGGCCGGTAGGACCTGCTCCAAGCAGGACCGGACGCGACGCTGAGCCATCGAGGCGATCACCTCGTAGCGGTCGCGCTCGGCGGTGACCAACTCCACCCCGCCGGACTTGTCCCGGGCGTGCCGCACCCAGAACTCGCGCTTGACGCGGACGTTGGCCTCCATGTCCCAGGCGTAGGCTTCGACCCTGGACACGTCGCCCTCGCGCTCCAACTCGCGGTAGCCGTAATCGACGTTGCGATAGCACGCGGTCAACTCGCGGATCGCCTTGATCCCGAGGCCGGTGATGGACTGGCCGCCCCGGCTGAAAGCGTACACCGCCCGGTCGGCGAAGGTCGCCCGCTTGCACGTGCGGCGCATCCGGGTCCACACGTCCTTCTCGTCGCGCGGGTTTCCGAGCGCGGCGATCATCATGACCTGCACCTCGGCCACCGCGCGAGCCTGTTCTCCGGTGGCGGCGATCGATGCCATCGCCACCCCGGGCGAGGCCGGGTCGTCGGTGCGCGCCAGCTGCGCCGGCAGTTCGTCGTGTGTCGTCGCCGGCACGTCGTCGAAAGTCTCAGATTTCTGCTCGTTCATCGTCCCCTCCTATGCCACGTTGGGGAGGCGTCGCAATCGATCCGGTATCAGATCGCAGATGCCCCAATATCCGCACCACGTATGCGAGCACCACCAATCCCGCTCAGGCTTCGCGCCCGGGTAGTTGCCCGCCTTCTGCATCGCTTCCATTATCTGCACCCGGCGGGCGAGAGCGGCGATGTCGTCCGGCCCTCGGGTTGTGTCGAGGGGTTGGTGGTAGCACCCCTTCGTTTTCGTGTGGACCAGCACGTCGAACGTCACCCGGTCCGGGTAGGATCCTTCAAGCTGGCGGATCATTTCGGCGTAGACCGTCGGCTGAGTCTCGGTGTGCGGTCGTAGCTTCGGCCACTTCCGTTTGGAGGTTTTCAGGTCGGTCAGCCGGCGGTCCTCGGTGTAAACGTCGACGTACCCGATCACCGTTTTGTCGACGCCGGGCAGAGACATTTCCAGCCGCTCTTCAACGAGGGCGGGTTGGGTCCCGGGTGCGACATCGGCCGCGAACACTTTGGTCAGCTGGACGGCCTTGTCCTTGTGCTCAGAGAGGATCCTGTCCTTGGCCGGGAGGTCGTCCCGGGAGAGAAGGATCCCGTCCTCGCGGAGCCGTTCGTTGTAGCGGGTGACCGCGGCGTCGACCAGCACGTCCACCGGCTCGTCGACCCGCGAGATCAGCTTGGCCCTGAAGTTCAGTTCGGCGGCGCCGTGCACGCTACCACCGAGGATCAACGCGATCCCCGGCGGGAGCTTCAACCCTTGCTCGTACCGGTAGCACCACTGCCGAGGACACCGCCAGAACATATCGATCTGTGAGCTTGAATGATGGTCGACCATCGAACCCCCTTCCGTTCGAGTCGGTCTAGCTAGCTCGCGGCCCGGGCCAACGGTGCCCCGGCGGTGAACCTCCCGAAGTCCGCCCACTCGTCCTCGGTAACCGGGCGGAGCAGATCGGCCGGCGGGACGTCCAGCGCATCGGCGATCCGGCGGACGTGTCCGAGGCTCGGGTTGCCGGTGCGGAGCAGTTCGTTGAGAGCTTGCCGCGACATCCCGATCCGGCGCGCCAACTCGGCCACCGAGAGATCCCTCCGCGCCGATAGCACTCGCACCTTGTCGTGTACCGTTTCGGTCGGGGGTTTCGCCCGGGGTGGTGCCGGTTCGATTGACGTGCCCGGCGGAACCAAGAGCCACGACGGGCGGACCCCGATCACACCGGCGATCCGCTCGACCCACCGTAGCCTCAGATTCTCCCGGCTGAGCAGCGTGTTGAGGTGTTGCGGCGTGGTGCTCAGAGAGCGCGCCACGTCGGCGAGCTTCAGCCCCGCCGCGGCCGCCGCGATTTTGACTTGCATTCTGATGTCAGTGTCCATGCTATGAACCTCCCCGCCGATAGGCATACACCGCGGGCCCGTTCGCGTCAAGCGTTGCTAGTCGAAAAGCTTGCCGCACCGGACGCGGATCACGTTGCGCGCCACCGGCTCCACGTCGACCGCATCGCCACCGCTGATTTCGAGCGTCCCGGTGTCCGGGTCGTAGGCGGCCTTGATCCGAACGCGGTGCTTGCATTCGGAGAACGGCACCATGGAAAAGATGATCGGCTCGCCCTCGGGAATCGGGGTCCCGCGGTCGTTGTCGATGCCGAGGTGCCCCCACCGGACCCGGGACCCCGGGTCGGTGGAGGCGCGCAGCTTGCGGTTGGCGGATTCGAGATCGGCGGTGAGCTTGTCGATGTGTTGCCGGGCCCACCGCGGGAGCTTGGCGATCCGCGCGGTGATGTCGTTGTCGTTGTCGTGACCCATGTTCAGACCTCCGTGTTCAGCCGGTCGGATGCGACGGCCAACCGTGCACCGATCCGGGCCAGGGTGTCGTAGTAGCCAGCCTCGAGGTGGCCCCCGCCTTCGTGTCCCAACTCATGGATCACCAATCGCAGGATCGGGACGGCCGGTCCGGCGAACCACGACTTGCCGAGGAGCGCGACGTTGAACCGGACGTGACCGGGTGTGTAGTCGGCGGACACCGTGGCCTCCGGCGAGTGCAGGAACGTGACCCGGACGTCCATGTTCAGCCCGATCCGGGCCACGGCCTTGGTCATGCGCTCGACCCGGAGCATTCCCGGGGTCAGCTGGTTGCGGTTCAGGATCTTCGCGTTGGCGGTGCCCCGCTTGAATTTGTCGGTGGTCGCCGGGACCGCGTCGGCCGATCGGAATTGCTCCCATTCGGCCGCGGAAAGCTCCCGCGATCCGACGATCGTGAAGCCGTTGGCGATCGCCCGTTCCTTGCCCCATCGATCACCGGGCGAAACCACCACCCGATTCTCGCCCCATCGCAGGTCGGCGACCCGGCGCACGGTGTCGCCGTCGATGTCGGGAGAGGTCGTCGCGTCGCGGACCCAAGCCTCCGACACATCGTCCGGGCTCAGGTCGTCGACCAACTCGTTAGCCACGAACGCACGCACCCGGCGCAAGTAGCTCGGCCGGACGTTGTCGCGGTCGGCGTTGAGCGGGACTTTCTGGCCGATGTCCACGTGCCAGCGGTCGCCGGTTTCGACAACCGGCAGCCCCATCTCGTAGAGCGTCGGGGACTCGCCGCGGAGCGTGTCGAACACCCGCACCGCAACCTTGCGCCGGGATTCCCTCATCACCCCGTCGGCGTCGGCGAGCGGCACCGGGAGCGTGCACGTGAAGCTCGCCCGCGGTTCCCGGCTCGGGAGCTTGTCGCCGTTGATCGTGGTGTCGATCAGGTCCGGCGGAATGAACGTCCGAGCCAGGCTCAGAGCGTCGTCGATTTGCTGGCGGGTGATCGGGACCTCGGCCTCGAACACGGAGCCGGATTCGGTCTTGCGCCGGCGCCGCTTGCGGGTGCCGTCGGACTCGAACCGGACCGCCCCGGTGGTGGTGGTGATCTCAGCCCAGCGACAGAGCGCGAGGACCAGCTTGTCACCGAGGCAGAACCGGCCCCGGGCGTAGGGGTCGGTTCGCTTCCGCGTGTCCGAGAACAACGTCCAAGCGTGGGCCAGTTCGTAGAACCCCTCCGGCGCGTCGTCCTTCACGACGAGCAGCGCGGACCGGGCTCCGGCCACCGGCTCAAGCTTGACGTCGACCCGGGTCACCCCCGGCTCATCCCACGCATTCTGAATCAGCTCGGCGAGGATGAAGCCGGGGTTGCGGTCGGCGACCAGCTGACGTAGACCACCGCGATCCACGTCGAACCATCCTTGTTTTTTCATTCGGTGCCCTCCATTCTGTTGTCCATCTCGTTGCAGGTTTCGCACACCCGGGGCGTGACCCACACGTCCTTGCCCTTGCGGCGGCGTTTGTACTTGATACCCTCGACCGGGTAGTCGTGGAACTTCACCAGCGGCTTGCCGCAGCCGGCGCAGGTCGGTTTCGGTTTGATCCGGCGTCCCATGCCGCCCCCCCCCCTAGATCCCCGCCGCGCGGCGCAGTGCGGCGATCGCCCGGACGTAGCCGAGCGAGGAGCCAACGACAGCCTCGCGGTGGTGGACCGACCACGTTCCGTCGTGGTCTTTGTGGAGGTCGCCGAGGCGGTAGCCGTCGACGTAGATCGCGTGGTGGTAATGGGTATATTCTACGATTCCGAGCCTATTCATTTTGCCCTCCGGTCCGTTGTGTTGCCCCGTCATCATGAAGCTATCGTTACACGCAGGCTCGGCCGTGTCAACAAAAATAAGCATGGCGGTGCTGATTTTTCTGGGGGCCGCTTGGAGAGCGGGCGGGCGGCCGGCTAGTTGGGCAGCGGATCCCGGTCCAGCTGGTCCGGCGGCGCGCCGTCGGGATCGGATCCGCAGTCGCCGCACCGGGGCGCGCCGGGCTCGACCTCGGCGCCGCACCGCGGACACGTCCACGGGTCGCCGTCGTCGGGTTCGTCAGGGACCGCCTCGAGGGGAGCCTGCAACGGTTTGACGTCGACCAATGTCAGCCCCCGCGCTTCGAGCTTGTCGAGTTCCTCGTCCGTCTCAGTGCCTTTGACGATGTACTCGATCGCCGTCGGTAGGAACGCGGAGAAGATCGCCGGGACGCGGTCGCCGTTCCGGTTCAGCACCTCGCGGTGAGCGAGCAGAACCCACGTCTCGCCGACGACGAACCCTCGCGGAACCGCGGTGATCCGGCGGGACACTCCCATCCTCGCCGCCTCGCCAGAGAAGGCCGCCGGGGTCGGGTAGAACTTGCCGCCGATCCACAAGAGCCCGGCGCGTTCCGGGCACCTCAGATCAGAGAGGATGCACCGCCCGGCGCAGGACTGCGGGTCGGCTTGCATCGTCCGGCACAGGGTCCCGGTGATCAGCTGCCGGGGTTCGATCCACGTCCACGATCGGGCGGGCTTGATCCCCTGGCCGCAGCACGGGCACACCCGCAGGTCGATCGGCAATCGGCCGCACGGCTCGCCCTCCGAACCGGCGACCAAGTAGAGCCCGCCGGCCTTCCGAAAGCCGCAGCCGCGGGCCGCCTCGTAGCTTGTTCTGATCGTTGCCATGTCTACGCCCCCCCCCCCGCCGCGTCGACATCGCAGCCGCAGCCGGGGCACCGCTCGCCGGCGTCCTCCTCGGGGACAAGCTCGCCGCACTCCGGGCAGGTCACGTCGCCGACCTCGGCGGCCAGCTGGTCCTCGTAGTCGTAGACCCACCCCGGGATCGCGGCCGTCCTCGCAGCCAGCTTGTCGGGCGCGTGGAGGGTCGTCCTTCCGTCGTCGCAGGTTATCGGCATCCTAACCCCCTTCGGTTAGTGGACGGAGCCAGAGGACCCCGTCCGGTTCGTCTAGTTGTCCGCGCCGTCGACGACGCGAGTGTCCAGTACCTTGATGTGAGTGAAAAACGAAATCCCGTCCTTGTGTTCTTTGGCCTTCCCCCGGAGCCGGTATTGGATCCGGTCGTGGTCGACGCCGTTGAGGTTCGCGTCGTTTTCGGCAGAGAAGATCGCGTTGGCGGCGTTCCCCTCGACCGAGCTTTTCCACCAGATTTTGACCCCGTCCTCGTTCGTCATGGTGTACCCGATCGAATCGGTGTACCCGTAGCCGTCGAACCATTTGGAGCGGAGCACCGTCCACCACCCGTCGAGGTCGATCATCTTTTTGAGCGGGGCGTCGGCGTAGTTTTTCGCCGGCGGGCGGGCGGCCCGGATCGCGTCCTCGGCGATCCTCATTTTGACGCTACCGAGGAACGCTACCAACCCGCGGCCGCGGCCGGGGTCGCCGGTGCGGAGTGCCACCCCGCAATTGTGCCAGAACGACGACGGGCGATCGGCGTTCCGGGCGTCGATCCAAGCGAGCAGTTCAGCGGCGCCGCCGTCCATAAGCTCGGTCGCCCGGGTGTAGATCCCGCGGGCGGTTTTCGCGTCCATTTCTTTCCACCCGCGGTCACACCAGTAGACCAATTCAGAGGTGGTCGACGTGGTCCGTTTTTCCTCGGCGTCGGCGGCCGAAACGTAGCCGCGCTCGGTGACGATGTGTTCCGCCGCAGCAAGCTCGATCCAGAAGTCGCGGGCCCCGCGGAGCTTGTCCATTTTCTCGTCGATGTCGCCGGCGACCTCGGACCGGAGCCGGAACCACGCATCGACCGCGGAGAGCAGGTCGACGTTGCGGAACTTCCGCGCGCACGTTCCGCCGGTGACAACGTGATCCCCGGTGGCGTCCTCGACCATGATGTAGAGCTTGGTCCGGTTGTGCCGGATGCCGCACACATCGCACCGCCGCGGGTCCAAATCCTCGGCGATGTCGGCGTAGGTCGTCTCGCCGAGCAGGTTCACAAACCATTCCCCCTCGGCCGCGGCCTTGGCGGTGGCGATCAACGTGTGGTCTGGAATCTCAAGGTAGCTGGTCACGTCGGCGATTAGCTCGACCGCGTACACCGTGACCTCGTATCCGTACCGGTCGACGTGGGTCTTTTCCCCGGTGCGGCGCCAGCTGGCCCCGGCGAACGGGGTGCCCGTCGTGGTCAGCTTCAGCAGGTCGTCGATGTGATCTAGCTCGCCCGCGGTGAACCAAAACGTCGGGGGAGCTTCCGGGGTGGCGACCACCGCCGCGGCGTCGGCGGCGGGGTCGGTGTTGGTGTCGTTGGTGTCGGCGTACATGGTGCCCTCCCTAGCGGCCGGCGCACGCGGCGCGGTCGGCGCGGCGGCGCAGCTTCTTGTGGTGAGACTTGCGGGTCTTGCGGGAGCGGTCGTTCTTTTTCAGCGCCATGGTTAGTTGCCCTCCGTTGTGTGTGTGTCCGTCATCATGAGTAAATCTTGGCACGCAGCACCGGCCGTGTCAACAAAAATAAGCAATAAATTTTGCGAGGTCGGTGGGCCGCTTAGAGTAGGGCCTTCAGCAAGTCGTCCGCCCGGCATGGTTTGGGGAGGAACCGATCACAGGCGCCGGTGTCGATCGCCTCCCGCACCGGCCCCTCCTCGAAGGTCGACCCGGAAACCAGCACCCGGCGGGCGCCGGGCAGGATCCGACGCGCCACCTCGAGCACGGCGAGCCCGCCGGCGTCGTGGCCGTTGCCGAGGTCCATGTCGGAGATCACTGCGTCGTAGGGAGAGAGGTCGGCGGCGACGCACATGAGCAGCACCGCTTTCGTGAGGTCGTCCGCCGTGTCGACCTCGACGCCGGTGCTGGACAGCACCCGGGCTAGGGACCGCCGGACGAGGTCGTTGTCGTCCACCAAGAGAATCCGCTTCATTGTTGAGCCTCCGGTTGATAGCGGGCGACGTCCACCGCCGCCCTCGTTTTCTGGTCCATCTCAGCGAGCCTTAGGTCGTAGCGTTTCGAGGCGACCGACGGGACGCACCACCGGAACAGCTCGCCGGTTTCGCGCAACCTGCCGATCACCCTGAACGGGTAGCGAATGTCGTCCGTCCGATCGACCCGTTCGACGATCCAATCACCGGTTACCATGGCAGGTCCCCCTCGAGCGCAAGCTGGGGCAGACGGGCCAGCGAGTCGGCGGTTTCGTCGGCCGCCTCGGGGGTCGTCGCCAGTGCCAGCTTGACCGGCGCCGGCTTGCCCGGGATCACCTCCCCGGGTAGCTCGGCGAACACCGTCCAGAGCAGGTCGTCGTCGTCGTAACGGGGCGCCGTTTTCTCCACCCCCAACGTCCACCCGGCGACGTCGTGAGCGGCGGCGATGTAGTCGTCCTCGGTGAGCGCGAGGGCGTAATCCACCGTCTGGAAAAAGCGCGTGTTCCAGTAGTCCGTTTCCGGCTCGGACTTGTCGTAGTTGTAGGCGTCGCCGATCGCGGTGAGCTTGGCGAGGAGCGCGTCGGCCTCGACCCCGTGCCGGTTGCAATCGTTGAGCAGCAAGTGCTCGCCGGTCATCTTGCGGGCGAACCACACCCGGTTGCAGATCGGCCCGTCGTAGGCGGTGACCTCCATCCTGATCGATTCGTGGTAGGTGCTCCGGTCGGTGCGGACCGACACGCGAAGCTCGGCCGGGAGATCGCCGGCGCGGACCGCGGCTCGGATGTCCGTGCGGATCCGCTTGGCGATCGCCGTGGCGGGTTCGTCCTTGGTCGCTTCGTACTTGTTCCCTATTGCGTTTCGCATCGTGTCCTCCTAGCGGGCAACGGTGGCGATGTAGTCGGCCAGCTTGGTGTCGCCGGCGGCGCGGATCGCGTCGGCGGCCTTCGGGGTGAAGTCCACCCACGAATTCCCCTCCTCCACCCACGTCGAAATCAGCCCGGCCTTTTTCAGTTGGGTCAGGTTGCCCCGTTCTTCTTTCGTCCCGCCGACGTTGCCACCGACCAACGGCGACCCGCTCCAATTTCCGGCGTCGCCGGCGTAGTCGAGCAGCACATCGAGGCTGGTCCGGGTGATCCCGAACTCGGCCGCGGCGGCGTCCTTCATCGCGTCCTCGTCGGGGGCGGTGTTCGTGTCGGCGTCGGTGTCCGCGTCGGTCCCCGGCTCGTCGGACTTCAGCAGCGAGCGGTGGACCCCCCGCAACTCGTCGGCGCGGGCGTGCAACGCCTTGGCGTGGTCGGGGTTGGTGTCCCCCGCCATGTGGTGAAGCGTGTTGATGTAGTGCTCGATCGCGGTGATTGCCAGGGCGGCTTCGTCGTTGGTCAGGGTCGGCATTTTTTCCTCCGTTGCGTTGGTTTGTGTGTCCGTCATCATGAGAACATCATTGCACGCCCCGCCCGCCGTGTCAACAAAAAGAATACGGTGCCTGTCGTTTTTTCTGAAGGGTAGGCTCTACGCGGGGCAGCGGTCGCCGATCCCCTTGACCGCGTCGGCGATGATCGCCGCGGCGAACGCAGCCTCGGCCCCGTAGATCCCGTCGACCACGGCGGCCCGGTCCTCGGCGTAGCGGTCGCCGTGGAGCGCGTCCTTGAGCAGCGGGCGCATCACGTCCGACGTGATCGCTGCCAGCTGGTCGTTGCCGAGCGCGACGCGCGCCCGGCCGATCCGGGTGTCGGGCCCGGCGATTAGGACCGCGGAAACGACGCGGTCCAGCAGGGCGTTACAGAAACGGGCGACGGAATCGATCGGTGCGCGCATGGCGCCCCCTTTCTAGCAACCGTCCGCGGACAACCCGCGGCGGGCGATTTCGTTGCAGGCGTAGCACATTTCCCACCGGTAGAATTTGGCCTTGGGATTGTCCGGCATCGCGCGCCACGCGGCGCCGGCGTCGTCCCGCATGAATATCAGTTCGGCGTCGGTGCAGTTGCGGGCTTTCATTTCCAGCTCAACGTGATTGATGTCGTCGGCCATGGCATCCTCCGGGGTTTGTGTGTGCGTCATCATGTGTAGGAATGTAACGCGGTCCGCCGGCCGTGTCAACAAAAATAAGCAGGTGCCTGTCGTTTTTCCTGGGCGTGTGGCGGGGTGCCGGCCACCTCGCTCTGAGGCAGCCTGTACGCCAATCTGAGGGCCGTTCTCTGTGACGGGGGCAAGGACGCGGGTCGACCCTACCGAGCCGGTGTGCGTCCCCGTGGCGTTGCCGTGCGGGGGTGGAGAAGTGGACCCGGTCGCCGGGCCCGCGGAGAGTCCTACGGAATCGGAACGCCGAGCAGGATCGCCACTTGCGCCGCGATCCGGTCGATCGCTTGCTGCAAGTTGGTGTTCGGCACCGCCCAATCTCCCGGGGTCCCCTCGACGAACGGATACTCGGCCGCGGTGTCGATCGCTTCGAGCGCGGTCGTGGTCGTCTCGAGGCGAGCGGCCAGCTGGTCGAGCCCCTCCTGCAACGTGGTCGGGTCGGGGTCGGGCCAATCGGCCTCGGTGGTCGGGGTGTACGGGAACTCGCTCGGGGTGTCCAACCCGTTGATCGTGTCGATGATCTCGTTGATTTTGGCGAGGTGCCCGCCCTCGATCGCGCCGTGTGCTTCCGAGAAGCCAGTGCCGGCGGCCTGCTCGTTGGTCAAATTCTCGATCGTCATATCCCTTACTCCTCTGCTCGCGCGGCCGTTCCTGCGGCCGGCGGTGTTGGCCCCAACTCAGGGGCGTTCGCTTTTACTACCGAGCCGATCACGATGCCGGCGATCATGGTCCCGACGAACAGCCCGACGAGGATCACATACCTCACCGCGGTCGACGATGGCAAGAACGACGAGCTTGCCGTCGGCACCACGTCCGGCCGGACCGGTCCAACTGGAACCGGGACAACCTGGCTCGGTTCGTCGCCGCGAGGCGCCACCGTCGGCGCGACCACCACCGGGCAATCGTGCTTGTGCTCGCGGATCGCCTGAGCGATCATCCCCGGGAACGCCTCGGTCTTGCGCCGGAGGTCGTTCGTCGCCGTTTTCAATTCGCCGATCTCTCGTCCTTGGTTCTTGACATCCCTTGAGATCCCTGCGATCGCCGTGGCCCCCTCGCCGGTGAGCTTTTGCAGTTCGAGCATGCGCTTGTCGAACCCCTCGAACAAGGTGTCGACGTGGTCAATTACAGCTTTGGCGTCACCGTTCAATCCGTCCTCCGCTCCCCCTGTCACGTCGCCGTTCCTCCGCTAATTCCGCGAGCCGGCCCGCGGTACTCTCTGCAAGATGTTCGTGTTCGTTCCGTTGTCGACGATCGCATACATCGCGTCGCCGTCGAAGGCCAACCGGCCGAGCCTCGCCTTCGCTCCGATCCCGTTGCCCGGGAGCTTCAGGTACTGGCACGAACCGCCGGGGTCGTCGCCCGGTTGCAGCCGGTCGTAGATATTGCCGAGCGGCACCGCCGACAACCGCGAGATCGCGTTCGCCACTGCGGCAAGCTCGTTGAAGTCGTGGAACCAAAGGTTCAGCCCGTCGGTGCAGCACATCCCCGAATGACGTTGATCGATCGCCGCGGCGCCGGCCGCTCCGATCGTGTGCGCCGGCAGCTGCACCGCGTCGGTGGTCGGGTCATACCAGCCGATGTAGGCCGCCCCCGGTCCAATCGTGTCGGCGCCGGTGACGAACCACACGAACCGACCATCAAAACAGCAATCGAGGAGGGTTCGACTGTTCGCCATGTTCTGCGGCAGGACGATCCCCGGGTCGGCACCCGCGGCGATGGTCGCCGAGCAGAGCGAGTATTGCGTCGCGGTGCCGGTGGCGTCGGTGGTGAAATAGACGTTCGTCCCGTCGGAACAGAGCCCGCCGGACGGGTTGCCCTGCGCCGCGCCGGCGTCACCGTCCGCTCGCCAGTTCGACGCCCCGTTTTTGTCGAGGCATTGGAGCACGCCCGCGCCACCGGTGGCGACTCCTCCGAGCGCGATCACCATGTCGCCGTTGTCGTTCACGATCCTGATCCGGTTGGACGGATAGGCCCCGTACACGTTCGCTCCGAAGTTGAACACCCAGCCGTGTGTGCCCACGCCGGAGGCGATCGTGAACTTGCCGACGAAGTCCGCCGCGCCGTCGTTGATGCAGACGAGAAGCTCGCCGCCGTTCGAGCACATCGCCTCACCGTAGAGCGGGCCGGTGGTGTGCCCGGTGAAACCGGACAGAGTGAAGTCGGCGATCGTTCCGCCGGCGATGTCCTCGGGATCGAAGATCAGGATGTGCGGATAGTTGCCGGCGCCGCCGCCGTCGATCTGCTGTAGTACAGCGATGAACGGCCGGAGCACCGTCGAGCCGGAACCGGTCAGCCCTTCCTCCGAGTGCCAGAGCATGCACACGTCCGGGTGATTGAAGGCGGTCAGCTGGTAGCTGTTCCGACCCGAGAAAGGATTGGACCAGTTCTCATTCCAGAACCCTTGACGCGGTAGCTCCTCGGAGAGTCCGAGCCCCGGCGGGACGGTACCGCCGAGGCGGGTCTTGTCGAGCGGGTGGTCGGCGTGTGAGATCCAATCGCCGGTCAGTGCTTCGCGCTTGTCACGTTCCGGCCTGAGGTTCAGCGCGGAGTTGACCGTCATCCCGACGGCCCACGGCGAGAGGTACCCGACCTGAGCTGCTCCGGTCGGCGCCGATTGCGCCGCGAGGTCGGTCAGCAACTCGGCGATCGCAGCCTGAACGTCGGTCGCCGCGATGATCCCCACCGGCGAGAACGTGATCACCGACGCGGCGTGCTGGGGTGCCCCGCCTCCGATGTGTCCGTCGACGTCGTCGGCCACCGATTGCAGCTGGTCCTCGACCGATCCCTGCGCGAGGTCGGCGTAGCCCCCGGCGGTGGTGTGTGCCTCGGCGCCGACGCGGTCAGCGCCGGCGTCGGCCGCGGTGTCGCTGGCGAGGTCGGCCACCACCTCGTTGATCGCGTCCTCGACGTTGGTCGCCACCAGAGCGGAGCCGTCGTGCCAGGTGCCGGATGGGGTGAACACGATCCCCGACGCGGACGCGACGCCGTCGAGCACTCCGTAGAGCCATGTGATAGCGGCCGCCGGGGTGCCGGCGACGAGGTCCGCGATCGTGGTGCCCGTCTCCCGGGTGTAGTCCTCGCGGCGGTCCTCGTCGATGTCGGCGTTGAGGATCTGAGTCTGGGCATTCACCAAAAGGATGTCGGCGAGCAGCACCGCGTCGGACGGGACCGACGCCTTCAGCCCCGTGCCCAGAGCTTGCTCGGTTGCCATCACCACGTAGATATTGAAGCTATCGTAAACCCTCGTATAGACGATCACTCCGTTGCCGTCCGTCTCGGGATCGGACATCGTCTTATCGTACTCGGCGACCACCGCGATCCATCTCTCGTTGGCGGGGTTGGTGACCGTCGTCGGCGACCCGAGGTAGTCCTGCGAGCAGTCGACGGTTTGCTGAGTCGACCACGCGATCCGGTTGCCCTCGGCGTCGGACAGCTGCGCCGGTCCGCCGACCAACACATTGAGATCCGGCGGGGCGTTCTGCACCACGTCGCCGCCGTCGTGGATCCCGAACTCGCCGAGGTCCGAGCGCGACGCCTTGATCGCAGTCTCGACGAACGCTTGGACCTGATCCAAGTCGCTCTCCAAAACCCGCTCGAGGTAATAGAAATCTCGTTTGTCCATGCCGTGCTCTCCCTCAGCCGAGGACCGTGTCGTCCCCTAGCCGGCTTGATCCGAGCCGCCAGATTCCGTCGTCGGAAACCACGTAGCCGGTGCGGATCCTGCCGAAGTGTTCGTTGACCATCTTGAAGCGAACCGCGATCCGTTCGATCAACGACTCCTCCAAAGACGATAGCGTTTCGTTCGTCACGATGTCAAAGGTTCGAATCCCGCGAGAGTCTGTCGGACCGAGGACACAACCGCCCGTCGAACTGTGCAGACTCGTATCGAAACCGAGCACCGCGTTGGCGGTGCCCCCTACTACTTGGATCGTTCCCGTCGGGTTGGTCGAGATCACAGCGACCACCGTACCGCCCCCGGGATCGAGCGCAGCTGCGCCTGCTTCCGTGCGGGCCGCGATCGCCGTGGCGACCTCGTCGGCCGTCGCCGCGGTCGGGGTGGCGAAGTCGATCCCCGCCACGTTCGAGAACTCGATCCGGTCGACGATGCGCCCGTCCGCCAGCGCGCTCGGCGGGGTGGTGGTCAGCGGGATGATCGTCTCGTCGCCGGTGTCGGTCGAGCCGGCCGCGTCGACCTCATAGGTCGCGTCGTTGCCAGTAGAGTCGACCACCCGGAAGATCGTGCCGGCGGTGAACAGGGAGGCCACCGGCCCCGGGACCGTGAAGCTCGGCGCGCCGGTGTCGACTCCCTGGATCGTGTGCCCCCCGTCCACCGCAATCCAAAGGTCGAGCGACGCCGCCGAAAGATTGTAGGTCTGCGGGTTGGCCGACAATACTTGCGCCGGGTAGTAATCTCCGAGGAGGTCCTCGCCGAGCACCCAGACCTCGGCCCAATGCGGCACCACCTCGACCTCGATTTCCAGTAGCAACCGGATCGCAGCCTCTATCCCCTGCGCCGTCCCGCGGTACTGGTACAGGGTCGGCAACAACTCGGCGAGCTTGCGTCGTTGCGCCGCGGTCAGGTCGAGGTCGGCCCAATCGAACGGGTTCCCCAACTCGGTCAGGTGCAGGTCGATCTCCGCGTCCGACGCAAGGTCCGGGTCGATCGGATCGATCAGCGTGTCGATGTCGTAGAGGATCAGGTCCTCGACCTCTTGGAAGCAATTGATGATCGCGGTCGCGTGCCCGGTGGCGTCCTTTTCGTACAGGTCAGCCGGGACCTCGAGGCTCGCGTCCCGCCTCGCCGGCCACGGCGGGCTCCAACCGTCGAACTCGGCCGATAGGTAGTCGGGGTCGATCGGCACAGAATGCGCGTCCTCGACGTCGTCGTCGACCGTCACGCGGTAGGGTGCGCCCGGGGTCATGGCCCACTGCGTCGAGACGTCCACCTGAGTATCGCCGGACCCGTCGACCAGCTGCACCGATTCGGCCGTCAGGCTGACCGCCACCTCTGGAAAGACGTTGTGCCGGGTGAACGTGAAGTTCTCGGCCGCGAGCACGTAGGCCGAGGATCCGTAGGCCGCCGCGACCGGAAACCCGAGCACTGCATTCGCCGTCCCTCCGAGGACCTGAAGCGAGACTGAGTCGCCGCGGTCGTCGGTGGCGATGGTGACACCCCCGCCCGCGGCCTCTGAGCCAGCGGCGCCGTCCAGCAAGGCTGAGA